TGCATCGGTCAGTTGAGATTGCACATGGTAGTAGGGTAAAACGTGCTGAGATTATTAAAAGCACTGCGGAGATAGTTATTATTAACTTCGATGGTGTTGAGATTGTAGAGAAAGAGATTGCTGAAGGTGGGTTTGATTTGATTGTAGTAGACGAAGCTACGCATTTAAAAAACGTCTCGACTCGTAGATGGAAGACGATGAACCGCTTAGTCACTGCAGACACATGGCTCTGGATGTTAACGGGTACACCTGCAGCGCAGTCACCAGTGGATGCGTATGGACTAATTAAACTAGTTAACCCCAAGCAAACACCTAGAGCGTTTAATGCGTTTCGAGATATGGTGCAGATACGCACCTCGCAGTTTACGTTTAAGAACCGACCCGATGCAGAGCAGATAGTACACAGCTTTATGCAACCTGCAATACGGTTTACTAAAGAAGAATGTCTAGACTTGCCAGAGCTAACATATCAGACAAGAGATGTGCCTCTATCCCCACAGCAAGAGAAGTACTACAGACTTCTCAAAAAAGAAATGCTCATGCAAGCGGCAGGAGAAGAGATAACTGCGGCTAATGCGGCAGTGGCTTTGAATAAATTACTTCAGCTTTCATCTGGGGCGGTGTACTCAGATACTGGAGAAGTGATTGAGTTTGATGTGAAATCTCGTGCGGCAGAGCTATTAGATATTGTAGCTGAAACATCCCATAAGACGATTGTGTTCGTGCAGTTTAAACACACCATAGAGATAGTAGAGAGAATATTACTAGATGTAGGCTACAGTGTAGGCGTTATTCATGGCGGCATAAATGCAAACAGACGCTCTGAATTATTTAATGCATTCCAAACTTCGCCCAATCCACAGGTTCTAGTTATTCAGCCGCAAGCGGCGGCGCATGGGGTAACTTTGCACGCGGCTAATACAATCGTGTGGTGGGGCGTCACGCTTTCACTGGAAACTTATAAGCAAGCTAATGCGCGTATCCATCGTGCAGGGCAAGTAAACAGATGTAGCGTGGTGCATCTTGTAGGCTCACCCGTAGAGAAGAAAGTCTTAAACGTACTAGAAGATAAAGGTGCGGCTCAGACTAAGTTGTTAGATTTATACAAAGATGTTATTAGTTGACATGGGACAGTAGGTACTGTATAATATAATCTCCTTCAAAGAGATATAGAGGAAAACACATGAGCACAGTAAACGTAGAACAACTCGTTAAGGCATACATAAAGATGCGCGATGCGAGGCAACAATTGTTGCGAGAGTTTGATGAAGCAGACGCTAAGATAAAACAGCAACAAGATGTAGTACAACAAGCTCTACTTGAGCTTTGTAAGGAGACAGGGACAGATGGGCTTAAGACCTCAGCAGGTACAGTGACACGGACGGTTAAAACCAGATACTGGACAAGCGATTGGAACAGTATGAAAAATTTTATTAAAGAGAACGATGCGTTTGAGTTACTTGAGCAACGAGTGCATCAAACAAATATGAAATCTTTTTTAGAAGAAAACCCAAACCTCATGCCCCCAGGCATGAATATTGATAGCAGATACGCTATAACAGTAAGAAGGAAATGATATGCAATCCAAAGAAGATGAAGATGTCTATTTGACAACTGACCAAGTTATGAAGATACTAGGTCTCTCCAGACAGTCTATCTCTAGACTAAGACTCACAAACGTGCTGACTACTTACCGTCAAGGTACGAAGTATCTATCCAGTGCAAGAGAAGTCGAAGACTTACTAACACAAAGAACCACAATAGTTAAAATCAATAAACCACAAGAGGAAAATAACAATGGCTAACGAAATGAGCTTATTCACAACAGGCGCAGTAATTCCAGCACACTTTGCAAAAAGAGAACTAAGTGCAACTACTAAAGCACTTATGGGCGGTGCATCCGATGCTCGCCGCATCTCAGTAAAAGGTAACATCTTCCGCTTAACTGTTGGTGGTCAAGAGGTCGCTAAGAATGAAGACCGTGCAATGAACATTATCATTGCGGCGGCAGCTCCTAATACATCTCGCCAATACTATAGTGGCTCTTATCAAGAAGGTGTAATAGCCGCACCCGACTGCTGGAGTTCAGATGGTGAAATGCCTAATGCATCTATTAAAGAACCAAAACACACAAACTGCAAAGCGTGTCCTATGAACGTAGCAGGGTCTGGTCAAGGCACGAGTAGAGCTTGCCGTTTTAATCATCGTCTGGCGGTTTTACTTGAGAATGATATGCATGGTGATGTATATGAACTATCTCTTGCGGCTACATCTATCTTCGGTAAAGGTGAGAACGGTAAAATGCCTTTATTCCAGTATGCCAAGCAGTTAGCTGGTCATGGTATGAACGTCACTGACGTGGTAACAGAGCTTAGATTTGATACAGACTTTGCTACACCTAAGATGATATTCCGTGCGGTGCGCCCACTTGAGTTAGCTGAGATTGATGTTGTACTTAATAAAGGTTCTTCCGTTGAGGCTATTCAAGCTATCACTACCAGCTACTCAGCTCCAGTAAAAGAAGATACTGCACCTAGTGGGTTTATACCGACTGCAATTGAAGCTCCTGTGTCTACAGACGAGCCTATTGTAAGAGAGAAAAAAGCAGCAACTAAACCTGCTAACCCAACTGATTTAGAAAGTACCTTAGCTGAATGGGCTGACTAAACACTTCCCCATTAGAAGGGGCGGTACTATCCGCCCCTTTTTTGTCTTTATTTTTAGGTGTAATCATGAACAGGATAGATTTTTTAAAGACAGTGTTAGCAAAAGGCGGTATGTATTGCGCTGTAGGTATAATAAATAAGAAAGTTAACCAAGTATTTTTTAATACGATGGAAGAGTTAACACAATGGTCAGACGTTCAAACCTTAGCTGGCGTAAATGTTTTCTTTGCAGTAGCTACCTATCACACAGCTATTAGTAGAAGTGCTAAAAATACTAAGCTGTTTAAATCTTTATGGCTTGATTTAGATATAGGTAAAGGAACTGCGTATGAATCGCAGGTTACAGGTATCGCGGCACTTAAAAATTTTTGTGTTGCGGCTTCCCTTCCCAAACCAACCATAGTGTCATCAGGATATGGGTTGCACGTTTACTGGGCGTTTAAAGAAGAAGTTGATTATAACGAATGGAAACCCTTAGCTACCGCATTAGCGGATAAGATAACAGCCGAGAATTTTAATGTTAAAGATTTAGGTGTAACAACAGACGGTGCTCGCATCTTGCGTGTACCTAACACAAAAAACTATAAGTATAGTGATGCAGTAAATGTTGAAATAATAACGCTTTCTGCGCCTACACCTATACAAACTTTAAAAGACATACTGTCTCCAAAAGATACATTAACCCCCTTAGCTAAAGCAGAGCTTGCCGCTTCTAATGTAACGCTCAACGATACAACTCGTGCACTGCTAGGAAACATTATCTACAAGTTCTCACGGGTTATGCATAAAAGCCTTAGTAATAACGGCTGTGCGCAGATGGCTCATATATACCTAAACCAAAACGATATCCCAGAACCTCTTTGGAGAGCGGGACTTTCTATTGCTCAGTTCTGTGTAGATAAAGAAACAGCAATACATAAGATATCTCAAGCACACGATGAGTATTGCCCTGCTGAGACTGAAAGAAAAGCATGGCTTATTAAAGGTCCGCATCTATGTGAAACATTTAATCACATCAACCCCGATATGTGCGTGGGGTGTAAGCACGCTGGGGTTATAACAACGCCCTTAATGCTAGGTAGAGATATACTAGAAGCTTCACCCTCAGATAATATTGTTACGGCAGAGAGTAAAGAGCTTGGCACAATCGACATAGAGATACCTCAATACCCATACCCATACACAAGAGGACCTAATGGCGGTGTATATGTTAAGAGCGTACTTGACTCTGGTGATGGTGAAGAGACTGATAAAGTATTAGTCTATGAAAACGATTTTTATGTAGTAGGCAGACGCAATGACCCAAACGATGGTGAAGTGTTGCATATGCGTCTTATTAGACCTTATGACGGTGTAAGTGATTTTATCGCTCCTCTTGCAACTGTAACAGCGGGAGACAAATGCCGTGAGTTCCTATCCCATCGAGGGGTCGCCGCTCATGCAACTCAAATGAAACTAATTATGGCATACCTAGTAGCGTGGACTAAACATTTGCAAAATACAACTAAGGCAGAGCAGGTTAGAGTACAGTTTGGCTGGACACCCGATGACGCGGCATTTGTTATTGGTTCAAGAGAGTTTGTGAAAGGTGCATCTCCTAAGTTCAGCCCTCCTTCAGCAACAACGCAGGAGGTAGTTAAGAAGTACAATAAAGAAGGTTCTATTGATGAATGGTCTAGAATTGTCAACACTTATGCTCTTCCTGGAAATGAGGTACGTGCCTTCGGTTTGTTTTTGAGTTTAGGTGCTCCGATGTTTAAGTTCTTCTCTCTAGGTGGGGCTATTTTGCATCTGACTAACGCATCATCTGGTGTGGGTAAAACAACTGTACAGTATGTAGCAAGTAGTGTGTGGGGGCATCCTAAAGACACGGTGCTTACCAATGAAGATAAGCTATTAGCTAAATACCACCGTATGGGGGTTATTCAAAATCTTATTCTATGCATTGACGAGGTGACCAACTTACCGCCTGATGAAGTGAGTGATTTGGCATTTGGTATTACCAATGGTCGAGGTAGAAACCGTATGAGTTCTTCGGCTAACGTAGAGCGAGTTAATAACACTACATGGTCTATGCCTTGCATTACATCTGGTAACAACAGTTTGCATGAGGTGCTTCAGTCCCATAAGGCTGACCCAGAAGGCGAGGTACTTCGTATCTTAGAGCTTGAGGTAGTACGTGCAGACTATATGACTAAACAAGATACTGACCAGTTATTCAGTAGAGACCTATTTAAAAATTATGGGTTTGCTGGAGATGTTATTGCACAGGCTATTTTAGACAACCTAGACTTATCAATTAAAGACTTGTTTGCTATCCAACGTGATTTTGATACTAGAGCTAACCTATCTCAAAGAGACCGATATTATTCTGCACTTATTGCAACGGCTATATTTGGCGGTAAACTTGCAAATGAGCTGGGTATTATTAACATCCCCGTTGAACCTGTCATAGATTATCTAGTTAAAAAGATAGGACATAAGGCTACCGTTATAAAAGTACAGGAAGATAAAGCATCAGCTAATTTAGGTTTGTTTATGTCAGAGCATATGCAAAACCAACTTGTGATAAATAATAAAATACCTGTCATACCAGGAGTACTGGGCGTACCTATTGAAACCCCTCGCGGCGCACTAGTAATACGCAGAGAACCAGATACTAATAGAGCGTATATTATCTCGTCAGTAATTAAAGCATGGTGTGCAAAGAAGCAAATATCCTATAAATGTATGGTAGCTGACCTAAAGAAAATAGGTATCTTAGTAGATACAACTAAGGTTAGGATGTCGGCTGGGACAGTGCAGGATAGCCCTGCTGTTATGGCACTCGTCTTGGATACTACTCAAATGGGATAAAAAAGGGGGCTTAACGCCCCCTCTCTTTTATGGATGAACTCTATTGTATAAGGCTTTAGATTTACGCTCTAAATTGAGGATGCGCTCTTCAATACTATCGAGCTGTGTACGTTTATCAGCAGGAGACATAGAGTCGTTAGGTATAGCCATAATAATACGCTTCTTACGGTTTAACGCATCTACCTTTGTGATGATATGGTTTAGCGCAGTGTGTGCGCCTTTGTTTAACATATCTCTATTCTCTTCTTTATACGCTCTAGCTTCCTCAAAGCGTTTCTCACCTTTAAGCATATTGTATGACCTAAAGGCTTTCTCTTGCTCTTCGCGGAGTTTATAGAAGACGTCTTGTGACTCATCAGAGTGAGCTTTCCCTAGTAGTGACGGCATTCCAGGAATGCTTCTAAACGCATCAGCCCCAGACTTATCAGCATAAGGGATATCCATACCTTGTCTAAGCCCATAGTCAATAGTTGCAAGTGCGGCTGCCCCTGTATACCCAGCAAACCCTTTAATGAGATGGTCAGCATTAATAGGGGATATAAACCCAGTCTTACCTAAAAGTTTAGAAAATTCTGATGTGTCGCTTTTATACTGATACTCTTTATCTGCGCCCACTAATCGTTGAGGTACTACGTTTCTACCTGTGAAGAAGTCATGGTTAATAGACACTTCAAGGATAGGTTTAATAATAGTAGGCCCAACAGGCGCATTCATAAACGCCGCTACCACTGCGGCTGTCATTGCTTCTTTAGCTAACTCAGGATTTTCTGTGCCCTCATTCATTAAGTAAGTATATGCATGGTTACCCGTTACAAAAGGCAGTGCAAACACGTCAGCACGAATAGGTAGGGTGATATTAGACTTAACGCCCAGTGCTCTTAATGGGAATATGTGAGTATCCTTCTCTCTTGAGTCTTTATTTTTAAACTCATCGTCATCATCACCGTGGTCGGCTAAAGCGTTGTATAACCACAACATCGCCATCATCTGAATAGTAGTACCAGCCATAGTAGCTAGAGCTGCTTTTCTTTCTGAAGGTGCAATCCCTCTCCCAGATATTGCATTGTACGCCGCGCGGTTAGCTTGGATGTATGCACCTAAGAAAGGAGTAATTTGTCTAATAGAATCGAGTCCAGCACTTGCACCGCGTCTACGGAAGTTAATCACCTCAAAGGCTCTTTCTTGCGCTATAGCTTCAGCTTCGGGTCTACCCTTCATCTCTTTCATAGTGCGGTTATAGATTGCTTGGCGAACGGCGTTATCACCAGCCATAGCAAAATGCTCTGCCATATCTTTAATCTTACCAAAGGCACTCCGCTTTCCAGCATGATGCCCACCATACGCAAGGTCATGGATACTCACACCGAACTGGTCTGCAAAATCTTTTTGCCCTACTGCACCGATACGTTTAAGTCTTTCATGGGCTTTAGTTGTACTAAATGCTGTACCGACAAATTCTTTTAAGACTTCAAAAGGTAGCATTAGAGGACGCTTTACACCTGATGTGTACATCGCTGTGTACGTATCTTGAGGTAGCTGAGAAAGAGTAAACAGTGGATTATATACGATACAGTTACGCAAGAACGTAGCCAGCTTAACACCCATACTTAATGCACTACGTGGCACAGGAGATACCCCGTTGAAAGCAAATCGCATAAGAGGGTCTTTAAACTCCCAATACTCTTTTACACCATTGCGATAACATACAACAGCAGTAGGACCATTTTTATCTAACTCAGTAACAGAACCTTGAGGCAGTACATCCTCTGCAACATCAACAAGCTCTCTAGACTTATCTGCTCTAATAGCTTTTACATAACTATTAACAACCCATTTCTCCATGTTAAGGATGATGTCATCTACTTCACGAGTTTTAGACCCCTTCATTTTATGTTCTGTCTGCCCTGCCATGAGACTACCCGACTTACGGAAATTACCATTTGCCATCTGAGCATACATCTCATCAGGGTCTTGAACATCCATAATACGGTTAAAGGGCACATAAGCCACAGCATCCATATAGTTAGAGGCTTGCTCTGGAGAATATCTACCTGACGCAACAAGCGTATCAATTACATTTTTTCTAACTCTATGCCACATCTCCATAGGCTCTCTAAACTCAGGCATAGAATTAAATGCAGCTAGATGAGTTGCTACTTCAGCCTTTGACATATGCAGGTTTTTGGCTAGGTCTAATATTTTTCTAGCCTTTCTTAAATATTCGTGGCGAGCAGGACCGCTTATAGTTTGAGCGGTGGCTTTAATGTTATCTGCCGCTCTATATATCTCATCAATACGAGCCGCTACCATGAATTCCCCAAAGCGTTTTGAAGTTTCTTCAAAAGTCTCACCGTATTTAGTTGCAATATCACTAATTAGCTGACGGATTCTAGGCATATTATCTGCACTATCTACGCCTTCCCACATATGAGTAGCAGAGCTTTTCTTCAGACCACCTCTAAGTGCTCCCTCACCTGCCGTTGATGTACTATGCATGGTTTGAGACTGTGATACTCGCATTAGGAAATCACGCATTTGGTCCCATGTAATCTGAGACCCTTTAACCATCTTAGTTAATTGATTTCTAAGTGTGTTGATATATCGCGCATCATAACTACTTATGCTAGTTTCTATCTTATCTATGCCTTTTTGTATGTTCTCTCCTATAGTAAGAGGAGCATTAGCCGCAGGTTTTGGATGTCCTTGCTTTCTAGCTTCTGTTGCCGCTTGAGATGCTTGCCCTTGTGGAGTAAATGAAAACGCTGTACCTTCTCTCGGTGCACGAGTAGCTGTTTGTGACTCTCTACGCAGTGCTTTAGCTGCAAGATGATGGATGTCTGACTCGGTAGTACTAAGCTTTGCACCGAATGTAGTACGTACCCAATTTTTAACAGCCGATATTGCACGTTTTACAATAGGTAGATTAGGCGCGTTCTCGACTAGGTAAGCTAGAATTTCTTCGCCTTTTAAATGCGCTGGGGTATTTGCGGGTACAGACTGACGTGCACGGTCAAACGCTGCACCTTTAGTAGTCAGAGCTTGAGAGGTTAAATCCCCCCAGACTTTATCGCCCACCATACCTCTCATGCCAACGTGTACACCCACTTCATGCATCGCTACTTTAGGTAGCGTCTCTGGGGTTAACTTATTAGCTACTAGATGCACCTCACCTTGAGGTGTGGTAAGCCCTTGTACTCTTTCTGGATGTCTTCCACCAGGTAGTGTATCTGCCGTATTATGCAAAGTGAGCTTACCGCTCTCAACAAGGCGTTTCATCTCAGGTGTAAGATGAGGTTGCAGTGACTCTACAGTATGGTTTGTGTTTACTCCTTCTGGTGCAACAGATAATCTAGGTAATGTTTTCTTTTCTGTACGCAGTGCTCTAATCTTATCAGATAGCTCTTTTTGTTCATCGGGGTCTAAGCTTTCTTCTTTTTGAAAGTTTAATGCGGAAATCTCTTCATCTACATCTAGCTGAGTACGTCCAGTATAAGCCTCTTGCTCTGGCGTTTTTTCTGATGATTTCTGCCGTATGTTTAAAAATGCATCAAAGAGAGCCTGCTCTTTTTCATCTGCAGATTGTTGTTCTTGGAAATCATTAGCTACGACAGTTCGACCTACTTCAGGTGCAGGTGTAGGTGTTTCTTCCTCTACTTCAGGCGGCGGTGTAGGTGGGGGTGTATTATCTTCTTCTGATTTTTGCTGTGCATCTCTCTTTGCTTGTCTATCTTTTGCTTCTTGGTCTGTACCAAAAATAGCATCCATAAGGCTTTGGTCTTCGCCATCCGAGATTCCTTCTTCCTCTACTACAGGCGGCGGTGTTTCTTCCTCTACTACAGGCGGCGGTGTAGGTGGTGTTTCTTCCTCTACTACAGGCGGTGGAGGAGGTGGAGGTGTATTATCTTCTTCCTCTTGTTCCTCTACTACTGGGGTAGTTTTAGCTTTCTTAGGTTTAAGAAGCTCTGGAGGAAGTTTTAAAGTTGTTGCTTCTTTTAAAGGTACGTTCTCTTTAGTCCACGTTCTACCATCTTTATGTGTATATGTTGCATTGTAAAGGGCTGTGCCATCTTCGTGCGTGCCTACCTGCTCATAGGTAGCAGATATAGTTTTATTCTTTACCGTACCTTTACTTTCAGGTGAAGGTGGTACCTCGTCCTCTTCTTCATTTTCTGGTGGTGGGGGTGGAGGTGGAGTTTCGTCTGTTGTTTCTTCTACGCCTGCTTGAGTCTTTGCATTTGATATAAATGCATTCCATGCATCGTTATTGAACCCTACTGGAAGACCGTGTCTACCTTGGATGTTTTCTCTTTTAGAGATAATACCTTCAGCCTCTGCAATACCTTCTGGCGTAGAGTAATCAATACCGGTTAGAGATTCAAAAAGTTTACGGTGTTCATTTCTAAAAATACCTACATTCTTAAGCTCACGAGATACATTTAAAGGCCCACTAACTTCTTCTTGAGCAGGCTGGTCTTCTGGTTTAACAGCTTCTTCTGGTTTTGCAGTGGGCATAGCTGCGCTAATGCCTTTAATACCGCCACCACCAATAGCGCCTAATGCTGCACTGACTTCTCTTTCTTGAGCTGCTTCTGGAGTAGAAACATCTTGGTTACCACCTACTTGCTCTAACCCTGTCTGTGCATACTCTGTTGCACCTTCAGCCCCTGCACCTATACCACCCTGTTTAACTATTTTTAAAGCAGTATCAAGAGCACCGCCTTTTATAGGCGCAGCACCTTCCATAAGAGCTGCACCCGTTTCACGAACCTCTGCATTTACGGCACTGCGTAGAGAGGATGGGAGAAGTCTAGAACCGCCCAGTAACAATTTATCTGTAAGTGCATCCATCGCCGCAGCTGGCATGGCTGTGAGTAAAGCTTTGGGGATGTCTTCTTTCCCACCTTCATGTTGCTTACCACGCATCTCAGTATATTCTTGCATATAAGAAGGGAAAAAAAGACCTAACGCCCCACCAATAACTGCACCAATAGCTGTACCAGCACCGGGAACAACAGAACCTATTGCAGCACCTGCTTCCGCTCCAGCCCACGAACTTGCAAGTGATACGGGTAGTTGAGGCAGTACGTTACCAGCAGCTGCTTCTAAGGCATCAATTGGATGCTCACCGATATCTTTTACTGAACCGATAGAGCTTGGGTTTTCTTTTTGGATTTGCTCTGCTCGTTCACGAACACCCTTACCAAACTCAGCTACCTTTTCAGAACCTATAGCTGTACCAATATCTTCTATAGGCTGCCCTAAAAAGGCGTTCACCATGTGAGCGCCCGTAGATGTAGCAGTCTTACTAAACTCACTACTGTCTTCTTGTTTAGGGTAGGGTTTAACTTGAGCAGCTAAGTGTTCTAAATCATCAACTGATAGTTCTTTATCTGACTCAAACCGTTGTCCTTCAATTTCATATATAGGCATATAGTTACCCTACTCGTTTTACAGTTGCGCCTGAAGGAAGTTTAATAGCTGAAGGTGTTTCAGGATTTTGTCCAGGAAGATTACCATTCCACGCGTCAATAGGATGCATTACACGGTCCATAAAGTCTGGACCTTTTACTGGTTTTGCTGGAGGGATATACAATTTTATAGGTTCTCCTCCCCCTTCTATTTCTTGTCTTCTAACAAGTAAATCATTAAGCTTTTCCGTATAAAACTCTGCTTCTCCAGGCTTACTAGCATTTTCAATTAATTCTTTTACAGTTTTAATATCAGTATCGTTGGTTTTAAGAAGTCTAGCTTGTGCTGCTGTTAGACCATCCCCGCTGTTAGCTGCATCTCCTTTACTTTTTAAATACCCTAAATACCCTTGATGATAACTAGCATCGTCATCGGCTTTTTGTCTTTCGATACTTAACTTCTCTTTTTCGATACCATGTTTAGCAACATCTTCATTGTATTTTAATTGAGCTTCAGCACCTTTTAGTTTATCGGTATGGTCAGACAGTCTTCTACGTTCAGCGCTTTCTGAACCGTATTTAACAGCTGCTAGGGCCTCTGCACGTTGAGACTCTTCAATCTTACTTCTTAAATCATCGAGTTTATCTGCGCGAGCGGATATTGCTTTCTTAGACTCGCCGTAAGCAGACAACCCTTTAGATGCACCTTCACCAATATTAGCAAACGCATTAGGGGACGTACCCGCCATAGTTGCAAGACCTGCTTGCATAAGAGCCATCCAAGGCGCTTTATCTTCCTCACCTTTAAGTGAGGCTTCTCTAGATGCAATGCGCTCTTCCTGCTTTGCAACACCAGGGTCAGTACCCATTCTCTTATTAAACTGTTCTGTAAGTACATCAGGATTTTTCTCTTCATCAGTATACTGCCCCGCATAGGGGCTTGTATCAAACGCTGGGTAGCCTGGTACTAAAGAACCGTCTGTATCTCCAGCAAAAGCAATAATCCCACCACCTGCATAATCACTTTCATCAATGCCACTAGGTAAAGAGTCAATCCCACGAGCTTCGGGTTGTTCTTCCACTTGGCGAGCCATGTGCTCTTGCATGACATCATTATGCGCAGCGTCTAAGATTTGCTGTGCTACGGGTGGTTTAGGTGCGCCTTGTTGAAGCGCTTGTTGCTGCGCCATCGCTTGCTTCTGCGCCATCGCTTTTTGTAGCATGGGGACTACAACATAGTCGGGTACACCGTTTTGGCGAGCTTTAAGTAGCTGGTCAACAGAATACATAGAAGGGGTATTCATCATCTTATTTTCCTCCTTTCATTGCGTTATACACCGCTAAGTCACCGATACCACCACTCTTAGCTTTAGGCTCTTTAATAACACCGCCTTTCTTTTTAAAGGCTTGATATGCACCCACACCCGTAGCAGCTAACCCAGCCACTTGAGACAGAGGGCTTGGTGAAGGGGTATACCCTGTCATACTACCAGTTTGTACACCGTTAAGTACGTTACCAATATTACCCATGATTTCCCAAGGATATTTCTGTTGATAGTCGTTGTAACTAATAGCATTATTAATAGCTTGTTGACCAAGCGCTTGCTGCTGCGCACCGTAGGTATTTTGCATACCCGCAATAGATTGCTGCTGTGCTAACTGCTGATTACCGATACTAGCTAGTTGTTGCCCTGCACTTCCTGCCAGTCCGTACCCAGACTGTGCTGCACCTACACCTGACAGACCAACACCCGCACCTTGCATCGCTTGTGCTTGTCCAGATAACCCAGTTTGTGCACCTGCTAGACCATACTGCCCTGCGCCAGTTGCCGTAGTGACACCTTGAAGCCCTGTTTGAGCACCTTGAATACCTGTGTTATACCCTTGAAGACCCAGTTGTGAGCCCTGCAAAATATTACCTTGGGCTGTATCGTAGGCTGATTTATAGCCTTGACCGATGAGGTTTGCTTGCGCTAATTGATTAGACTGGTCGTTAAGGTTATTTTGCACCATCTGACGACTACCGCCATACGCCCCAGCTTGCGCTGCTTGTGAATTAGATTTCTGGTTAGCGATAGCATTCTGTTGGTCCATCAACGCAAGTTGAGGTTTTAGTGACGCTTCCAGATAAGGGTTCATGTAGGCGTTAACTGTCCCTGCATTAGTAGCTTTATTCTCGTAAGACTGACCAATCCCTGCTCCAGCCGCGCCCATCACAGCACCAAGACCGCCGTAGTTCTGTGCACTATTACCTAGAATATTCGCATTCTGAGCCGCTGTATCAGCCGCCGCATTCCCTAATTGCGCTGAGTTAAGACCTGCTTGATAACCTGCACCACCATAGTCAAGGGCAGACGTTGCTGTATTAAGCCCCCCTGTTGCGGCAATATTAGATAAATCAGCCGCTGTTTGGTTTTGCTCAGGTAGACCCATTTGAGCCGCAGCAGAGTAAGACATATTCTGCAAAGCTGTTGCCGGTGCTACCATTCTGTTAGGGTCAAACTCCCCAGCATCATTTAGCATATACTCAGAAGGCTGGTAAGCGGTAATGCCTGTAGGATTAATTTTAGCAGACCCAAAACCACCAGAAGGGCCTAAAATACCTAATTTTTGAAGGTCTGCTGTGGTTACGCCACCAGGCGCATACCCTTTCACTTCACCGCCTTTTGCGTAATTAGACGTTTGAGGTTCCCAATCTGCAGCCATTTTAGGCGCAGGTTTTCCAGGATTGTCCGCAGAGGTAAACCCTTGTTTCATCATAGAGTTTAAAAGCACTTCATAATAAGGTTTTAACTCAGTTGGAATATTACGCTGTTGCACAGTTGTGTTCTGACCGCCCCCGCTTCCGCCACCATAGAATGTCGGTACGATATAGGTTGTGAAATACTTTTTAAAACTTTTAATAATCATATTGATACTTCCAGTAAGGTACTGCGGGGTTGAAAGTCAAAGCGTTTCCAGAGTCTAACAATAGCAGGTCTTCCGTAACCTTGAATCATCGTAGCTCCCCGCGCTTTAAATAAATTTTTTAATTGGTTAAAACTATCTTGGGTAGCAATCAACCTACCGCCTACCGCTGTGATAAAGGCAACTCGATGTAGTGGGTAGTTAATATACGAGATAGTTGCGGCGCCTCGCATTACGTTATTCTCATCTACTGCCACAAAAAGCTCCCAGTTGCCGTTAACAAGATAGCTTAGTACATGGTCGTCATTATACGTCATGTTAGGTGAATTCTCACCACTCCCTTCCTGCAAACCAGCCACAATATGCGGCCTCGCTAAAGGCCACGTCTGCTGAATAAACTCAAGAGGTACTGCGTGGATGGTTATCATGGAATAAGGCCCATAGCTCTCATATTACGATCTCTATCCATAGCATTAATTTGATCTTGAGTCATTCCTCCAGCAACAGCTTGGTTTAAATTTGCGTATTGACCATAATCATTAGTCGTAGGAGTAGGAGCAGTTGTTAAACTCACTTGATTAGGATTACTTAAGTTAATAGGTGGAGTTTGCACAGATTGGTTATTCGTATTTATAAAACTATTCATTGCGGCAGTATCTTCCAAGTCACCTTGATACCCTGCATTAGTTGCTATATCTTCTAACTCCTGTTGACTGCTAGGTGCATATGTGTAAGTTACGGCAGGTTGTGTTACGGTTGGTGCTACAGGACTAACTAAAGACGCAACGCCCCCTGCATTTATAAAACTATTCATTGCGGCAGTATCTTCCAAGTCACCTTGATACCCTGCATTAGTTGCGACCCTTTCTAAAAAAGAGTTTCCTTCTACTGCCGCTTTATCTACTGCCGCTTTATCTGCTGCCGCTTTAGTATCTGCTGCTAGTATGTTCGCACGATCAGCAGGGGTTATAAAACTCTCCATAGCTGCTGTATCTTCCAAGTCACCTTGATAACCCAGATTAGTTGCGTCCCTTTCTAAAAAAGAGTTTCCTTGTTGAGTTACTGCAGGTTGTTGTGTTACGGCAGGTTGTTGTGTTACGGCAGGTTGTTGTGTGGACGTCTCTTGCTGTACTGCATTAGGAGTATTTAACAAGCTTGTAATAGAGGATGCTCCATTAGGCCCAGTCGCAGCAGTGTTCATATTACCCGTTGTTGTAAACCCACCTATGTTTGTAGCTATCCCATTGTTTGCCCCTGCGGATGCAGTCATAGCCGCCCTATTACGTGCTCCATCAATAGCAGTAGTTTGGTCTTGTCTTATTACAGCTGCAATAGCCGCTTGGTCTGCTGCATTACCGTTCTGAGCCCAGTATTGCTGAGCCGCAGTGAGCTCACTTGGGACAGTGTAAGGAGTTGTATTTGTAGCTATTCCATTATTAGGTGTAGGTGTAGGATTATACTGATCTGCGGTAATATTTGCATTTTTTGAACTGACTGCTGTAGTAATATTACCGGTATTCCCTGCAAGTGAATCAATTAAAGTAGAGTATTTTATCCGATCTGCTAAATCAGGAGTACTAGCTGCAAGAGAGTTATACCAACTAGGGGTAGATGCAAACGCTGCACGTGTTTCAGGGGTAATATAATTATCAAAATTGTATTTAGATAAAAGTGCTTTATCCGCCGCTGCTTTATCCGCCGCTGCTTTATCCGCCGCTGCTTTATCCGCCGCTGCTTTATCCGCCGCTGCTTTATCCGCCGCTGCTTTATCCGCCGCTGCTTTATCCGCCGCTGCTTTATCCGCTGCTAACTCAGCGGCTGTTTTTACAGTAGGCTTACCTGTTATAGGCACTATAGGAAGTGTTGTTTTCGTTGTATCAGGCGCACCTGGTTTAGTTGCTTTCCCTGCTGAGTTAGTAATACTAGGCTGATATATTTTTGATAGTGCAGGGGATAAGCTTGTTATTGCTTTGGGGTCGTAAGGTTGACCAGCAGTATTAGCTAATTTTAATAAGTCTTTAGACGTGGGGGTGTTTTCAAACGGTTTTTTGATATTGGTTAAATCAGGCGTCTCAGGCATCTTTAGCTGATTTGTATAACCCGCCGCGTAAGGATTTTTATACCCTGATAACATCCCGTTTAAAATGTTTGAGTATGGCGATGTAGAGTTAGCAACTAACTTACCAGAAGCATCTAATGACGGTGCGCGGTAAACCCCTTTATTAGGGTTGTAAGATTGTGTAAACCCAGTCATTTTATCAGGTTCTATCTCTCCCCCAGTATAAGCAAAGTTACCGTTAGCATCTTTAAAACTCCCTTTAGGAAGTAACCCTGTAATCCCATCAGTAGGTGTAGTTGTAGTAGTGGTATTTGACCCATCACCTGTGGTCGCATCTTTGGTTAACTTAGATACGTTTGAGTTATATGAATCTACTAATTTACTAGGGTCGTTTAATAGGGATTTGTATGTAGGGCTATCTGTAATATCACTAAATTGACTAGCTGATGACCCTAATGATTTAATAGTTGCTGTCCGTGCAACAGTTATAATTTGATTACCTAAATCATTAAAATCGGCGCTCCCAGACGCAACTGCATCTATAAGGTCAGTGTTAATTAACGACTGGCCTTTATCAGTTTTTAAACCGCCAAAATCTTTTGTAAGCTGCGCTTTATATGCATCTACTGATGCAGGGTCTTTTGGGTCCAGTGCTAGGTAATCAGTGATGTATGAAGGCGGTTTAACTGTAGGGTCTTTAGCTAAGATAGTTTGAATAGACGTAGGTATTCCTGCATCTTTCATCCATAAGGCAAACGCCTTTTTAAGAGGTTCTTGAACAGTAGCTGTTGAGTTACTATTAATTTCCAGTTGCCAAGTTTTTAGCTGGTCAGCAAGAGTAGCATCATCCGCTAGGTTATCTTGCAAAAGCTTTGCGTTACCCTTAGTAATGGCAGTTTGGGTTGGGGTAAGCCATGTGCTTTTAATGGTTGGGTCTAGTGGTTGCATTTGTATCTCCTATGCTGGTAAGTGTCTAGAGGCTTTAGGGTTGTCTGAAAACTTACCCTTACCAGTTGTTTTTTTACGGTCTGATTGAATACGGTCCATCATTTGATAAAGACGTTTAGCGCCTGCATCAGTAGAGCCATTACCTAACTCAGAAACAATACGTGCAGGCACTACGAACTCACCTTCAGCCAATCGAGCAGGTTGCTTACCACCAATAGTAGCAGGGATATCGTCAGAAACGCCATCGCCAGGACCTTTGAGCAGTCGTCCGCCATCAGAATACCCTCCTAAATCAGAAATACCACCATGTGCCATCAGTTGCACAGAGTCACCCATATAACCTTGGTTGTTTGACACTTCGTTGCGGTTAGGGATATCAAGCGTTCCAGGACTTTGCATCTGCGGTGCTTGGTCATAGTTATCTAAATCGGTAATCCCACCCGCTGCAAACTGAGGACCGTATGGACGATATACGTTAGGGTTCCACTTATAGTTACTACGAATACCTTTTTGTTCTGGTATCGTAGGGTCAGATGCCAAGGCAGAGTCTAAAGCCATACCTGAACCCATACTAAGTGCAGCCGGAACAAGCACATCATGTTTAGCAGCAAAGTTACCGATACTCCCTAACGTACCCCCAGAACCAGCCATAGAAGCAAGACCAGCACCCGCAGCACCACCTACAGCACCAGTAAGTGCACCTTTACCCATAGCCTCACCAACATCTTGACCTTGTGCGCCAGCAACTAAACCGTTAATACCAGCATTCATAACACCGCCTTGCAGTGCCCCACCAGCCATTTTAAGACCCGTATTACCTACTATATTCCCTTGGTTATTTGTTAAATCAGCAAGAAAGCGAGTTCCCATATTGGCATCTGTGTAAGCTGAAGCATTGGCTATTTGGTCTGGGGTTGCTTGAGGACCAACAAAGCCGGGTTGTCCTGGGAGTGTACTAATACCTCCAGAGGAACTATTCATAACGGACTGCTGACCTAGCATATTAGCCGCAGATTGATTACCCGCTACTCCTAGCGAATTTGGGGCTGTTGTTGGAACTACACTTGTACCTTGGGGACCTAACCCTGCAAACCCAGCACCTTGTTGAGCAGTTTGACTAACCCCTTCTTGCGCTAATTGCTCTGCACTTTTTTGAGCTACTTGTTGCGCTGTTTGACTAACCCCTTCTTGCGCTAATTGCTCTGCACTTTTTTGAGCTACTTGTTGCGCTGTTTGATTAACCCCTTCTTGTGCTAATTGCTCTACACTTTTTTGAGCTACTTGCTCACCTACTTTGGATGCAACTTCTCCGCCTTGGAACGCTGGGCCTAATGCTCCTACAGCACCAGATGCTAACCCACCAATACCGCCCATCAAAGCACCCTCACCAACATCTCCACCAGTAAGAGCAGAAACTCCAGCACCCAAGCCAGCACCAGCAACGGCACTAGCACTAGCACCAGCGGCAGCACCTAATAACCCTCCACCAGCCGCAGCGGTAACCATACTTGCAATAAAACTCATAAACCTTCCCCAATTAACTGTTGTGTTTTTAGCTCGTACTCTTCAAAAGAACCAGATACAAGCGCTTCTTCGATAGCGTCAATGCTATCAAGGTCAGTTCGATGAACTGTAATAAATGTGCAATCTGTTTCAGCGTAGCCTAGGCGTTTAATACCGGGCTTATCAACTGTGATGTAAGGTGCGGTAACGACTGTAGACGTTTCACCGTTTGTGATGCGAAGTGTACCCTGAGCTAGAATACCAATGCTTTCGTGATTGTGAATCTTACCTGTAAGCAAACAGCCTTTAGGTATAAAAAGAGACCGACAATAAACACCGCTCAGATGATAATGCTGTGCGGGAGACTCTACCTGTGGCATAGTCTTCATAAGGGCTTCTAATTCTAAGATTTTTGGCATATTGCCAAGGGTTGCTAAATCGCTCACGATACCTCCAAAGTTTAGCTAATAATATCATGAGTATAGTGCTGAAACAAACGTAGCGGTAAGGATGACAGGAGGTATCGCAGGGGAGAATGAATTAGCTGCTACTGCTTTTAATATAACGTCCACATGGTCAGCTGCCCAGTAAAGCTCAAAGTAATCTCCAGCATTCATTGGAAGTACAAAATTCCATGCAGCTACCATCTCAGAACTACTAGACCCCGTTAGCTGAAGCTTAGTATTAGAGTCAGGAATATCTACCCCATTTACTCTAGGCCATATCCACGCAGACATCGCACTACCTGAAGTCTTAGCCAGTTGCGCTGAGAACTGAAAGTTGTAGTATCCAGCCACGCTGGTTACGATGTGTGATGTAGTTGTTCCAATAGCAACTTGATTTGATACGGCTGTATTGTTAAACGGTATAGCGTAAGCCGTATTTATAACAGGTATCGTCTGCTGCGTAGTCAAATAAAAACTACCGACAGGAAATTTAAAAGCCGCTCCCCCTGCAATACTCAGCAGGGATTGGAACGTATTATCGAGTTGATTGAAGTATAAGCGCAGTACGTTGTTTAATTGGTCAAGGTAGTTACGGCTATATTGCACCTCAGCAAAAGGTAAACTTGGTGCTTTAGGGGTTTGGACTGTAATACTCATTTCTGCCCGTCTTGCTTAATTTCGAGTCGCATAGCACCCAACTGCCACATAGACCCTAGCTGATTGTTATACACTTTAAAAGAAAACTGTCTACCGCGTACGCGGATAAATACTTGTCCTGTAAACTTCTCAATAGGCACAGTCGCTGTGCGCGTTACCGCCGCTTCATTTGTTCCGCCAACAGACGCTGGGTCTGTATACCCACTCCCTGCGTTCATCAAAGGGATAATAGAAAGTGTTGCTGTTGGGTTCTCTGTTGTAGAACCTCTAAACGTCATATCAGGCAGGATTCTGCGAATAAACACAAAGTTGTGTCCGTCATCAATATCAGTTTCAGAGCTTGTAATGTAAGACTCAATAGCTGTAGGCGTAGCTGTCTCGTTATTATCAAGACCACTTTCGTGGTTAACTAAGTTATTTGAGTAAGTAGCTGCAATAGGGAATTCTAAAATCCCAGAGTCAAGCCAAGCGGTGCGACCCATCGTGCCGTAATACCATATATCTTCAGCGTAATTATATACTGCATATTTGTCCACCACAGTGCTACCGGCAGAGCAGTAGAACCACCAGACTTCGTTAAACCCTTCGTTGGTACTGGCAAAGACTTGCTCTGCTTGTTGTGTATTAAAGTCATTAAATATGTACTCCCGTAAGTCGCAGTTTTGTGTTTGCACACGACCATCGTATTTATAGAATTTATCTCGCCCCATCCAGTACACAACACCCGAAGCCAAAGCAGCTGAGTTTTCACCTACGATAGAGATATTATCCCCAAGAAGCTGTGCGCTCCACACCAGCGGGTAACCTAAGTACTGCATAGAGTAGAGCGTAGAATCCGTCCAAACTAGAATCTCTTGGCGTGTTTGCAATGCCGTAATAATCTGAGACCCACGAGTTAAAGTCAGTGAACCTGCTTGATTAGTAGTAGATGGTGTCCAGTCAGCGGCATTCTCTTGGTCAGACCAGCGTATTAACAGTGGGCTTTGAGCAGATACACCGTAGTCATTAGCACCAAAAGCAAATACAAAGCGGAAAGTGTCTGATACGGTAATATAGTTTTGAATAGTTGGGACATCTGAAGCTCCAGCAATAGTCGTTAAATTTACTGCGCGTGCTGAAATAGATTGGGTACCTGACCCTGCTACAGTAGCGTTGATTAGAGTCCCTGCGGAGTCAGTTATATTAAACACACCTGCAACATAATTTTTTATATAGTAAGTCGTACCTGTACTAAGCCCTGTAGGAAGTGTGCCTGACGTTTCAAAGGCTATTGGTGCGCCTTCTGTATACTGGTTTGTAGTAGTAATAACTGCTGGAGATGCTACTGAAATAGTTGCTGTAGTAGATGCAACCCCTCTCTCTGCATAATAATAATACATAGCGCCAGTACGCGGACCAAAGACCAAGTCTTCACCGTAGTTACTCTGAGACCAAAGGCGAAGAGAATCCGTAGTCGCAACGCCGGTACCCCATACACCAAACCCCCAACCGCCAGCACCCCAACCAGTCACTGCGGTTTGAATCTGTGGACCGCTATTTATCTGATATACAGCCCGGACTGTGCCGCCGTTCCCAGTGTCTCCACTGGTTGCCGCTATACTAACTGAAATCGTGTAAGAGTTTACACTAACATACGTAATCTGGTGCTCGGTATTAAGTACAGCTGCCGTGATAGCCCCACCTAAAGTTGTTGCACCGTTATAAGTAACAAAGTCCCCATTAATGCACCCATGTGAAGGCGCTGTCACCGTAATGACCGTTGAGCCTGTAGTGGCTGCAAAGGGTGTAGTCAGGTTAGTTGCTGTGCGAATAGGCGTAATGTCGTTATAGTACCCACCACGAGAGATATAGAACTTAGTATTTGTTCCAACACCTATAAGCGGTATCTGAGCAAGTGTTTGCCAAGCCCATAGTGAGCGACATACTCCATTAAAGGTAGAACTAGAAATGCGATTCCAACCCCCTATTTTCTGTGGAGTACCTTGACGAAAGCGTATTTTATTGCAGTCGTACCATCCTCCTTCTGTAAAATACCGGGAATTTTCGCGATTAACGCCTGACTTCACTACGAGTTTTTTAAGCATTACTTAGTCCTGTTTTAAAAACAACTCAGCTTCAGCGTTTCTACGTCTCGTTAAGCCTGCGAGTGGTTTGCCACCTGCTTTGTCCCAGCGTAGGAATTGCTTGGCTACTTCTGATTTAGGCTCACCCGCTTTAAGCATCTTGACAAGCGTTGAAGAGACAAAGTTCCCACTGCCGATGTTATAGCATAAAGAAACTAAAGCGTCATACTCATTCTGTGTAAGCTCAACACCTACCGTATTTACTGTGTGTTCGTAGGCTGCTACTGTTTTAGTAAGTAGCATTAATGCCGCTCCTTCATTTGGGAGAGCTTGATTTGCTTTTACAGGACTACCATCTGCATAGCGCGTTGAGCCAATACCAATAGTCCAAACACCTGCTGGGCATTTATAAGAGATTAGTTTGCACCCTTCAAACTCTTTAATTAACTTTAACCCTTCCGCACCAATTTTCATTTCTTCCCTCTCATTAGTAGTATGGTAGACAGCTTCTGACTTAGGCGTATCATATCATTATCTAACACACGAATCTGGTCAATTAACTCAATTAAGGCATCCATCGCTTCTTGCAAAATCGGTTTAACTATTGTAGTTACCCAAACCCACACAAAGTACACGATGTACCCCATGCCGCCAGCCGATACAATCGGAAAGCCATACACATTAATATATTTTGCAATTGCCTCAGCGTCCATCACTCTACCTTTTTAGTTTGAGGTTTTGGTGTTTCTTGGGGTATATCGAGTGCCTGTGTCATTAAACTGTCGATATTGAGGATGTCGTTTGACATCCCCGTCACTCGTTTATCAAGTTGCTTAATAATACCTATTAGACTTTTAATCTTTTCAAGCACACTATCAAGCAGAAACTTTAGCGTCAGAAATACAAAGTACATCCCAAGGCAGGATGAACCAATGGGAAATCCAACATCAGTTATAAGTTGAAGGATTTCCATAGACTACATTACTCCACTGGTTCTTCTACGGATTGACTATCAGTTTGCTGTTTTAAATCAACAAGCAGGGGATATGCACCCGACGAAGTTGGGAGTTGACCTAACATACTTAATATTGCATTTGCTGATTCTTCAGATAAATTCCAAGTAATCATTAGTTGCTCCAAGGTGTGCCGTTAGACAGTACAACTTTTTGATTCTCAATATGAGCCGCTAATTCCGAATCTGCTAACGCTTCAGACTGTGTACCCACTAGATTTTTAATCCATGCAATAACATCTGCTTTTGATAGTTTATCGTAATCAATGACTGTGCCTTTAGGTGCAGGCAAACCTGTAATAGAGTTAACCGTTACGCTGTCTGTGCCGTTTGATGCTGTGATAGTAAATTGCACTTGGTTCACAATACCGTTTTGGTCGCGTTGCAAGTTAGTTGGTTCGTATGTGTATGTTGTTGTCATGAGTATTTCCTCTTAATTAAACTGAAGTGATTGTTTGCCATGCCGCACCAGAGTAGACGCAGAGTTTAGCTAATGTTGTATCAAAAACCATTAAACCTGCCGCAGGTGACGCAATGGCGTTTTTTTGCGTAGTTGTCATATTAGGCATTCTCACGCCTTTTGTCGTTGACTGTACATCAAGAATGGCGGATGCGTTAGGTGAAGCTGTACCAACCCCCAAACTCCCAGCCAAATAGTTATCAGCCGTTCCTGCCATATAGAGATTATATCTGCCTGTACCATAGGGTATAGCACCGTAAAAGCCGTAGTTGTTTGTTGCGCTAGTAAAAGCCCCTGTTGTGTAACCAGTCATTGTGCCTATAGATGAGCCTGCGCCAAGAGAGTCTAGCGTTATGTTATACCCAGTTACACTACCTATACTTGCTGCCGCTGCTGTAGATATACCCGTATAATTGAACGTAGCCGTAGCAGTAGAGTCTGTTGCTATAGTTGCTTGATTTACAAATCCATATGTATTTGTCGCACCTGTTAATGTTTTTGCAAGCCTAAAATTTTGTCCGGTAGCGGCACCGCTGCCTATATTAAGTGTACCAGCCAAATAATTATCAGCCGTTCCTGCCATATAGAGATTATATCTGCCTGTAGCAAACGCTATACCACCGTAAAATCCGTAGTTGTTGGTTGCGCCTGTGAGCGATGCTGACACATTAAAACCAGTTTGAGTAGTTACAGTTGACCCTGAGACTGTGCTTTGACTAGCATAATAGTGAATCAGCTCACCTAATGTTGAGCCTGTTTGTAATGATAAATTACTTGCGTACCCAAATGCCGCGTTTGTAACATCTGTCATAACTTGAGCGGATACCCAAGACCCATAAGCTACTGTGCCACCGGTTATATTTTTTCCTATGGTTGCCGAAGCTATCGAACTTGCAGACCCTCCTATTCCAAAGTTTCCCGAAGAAGTAACAAGCATTTTTAAACTGTTATTCACATACCATTGATGTCCCGCGTATGCACCATAAGCCATCTTGCCATTTAATGATATTGAAGTAGACGTTGACGTGGGGGCAGAATCATAGATGCCCCAAATAGCATTGTAGTCGCCTATTGACGTACTAGCATCTGAATCACCTCCTAACATTAAACTAAATAACCTTGGTGTTGCAGTGTTAGATGCCGCTCTTACTATACTAAACGGACAAAAATTCCAATCTAATCCGCTAGTAATTTTTGACACAGCAGAAGCTGTATTTCCTCCAAGCTGTAGTCCCCCAGACACAACTAACGCTGAACTAGAAGTGGAAGATAATGTAACTTGCGCAGGGAAAGTTGGGTTTGATGCAAATACCGCTACGCCTGTGCCTGTTTTATCTGTTAATGCTGCAGCGAGGTTTGCGCTAGTGAAAGAACCTAAAGAAGCTGCATTACCAATAGAAGTTATAGCACCAGTAAGATTGGCGTTGATAGTTGCTGTGCCAGTCGTGTTTCCTGTCCCACCATTTAAAATAGGTAAAACCCCTGAAATAGTATTAGGGGTTACCTCAACAAAGTCTGAGCCGTTCCAAGCTACTATAGATGTTTTACCAGAAGCAATCGTTACGCCTGTGGTCGCAGCGCCTTTAAGCACTACAGCCGCGTTTGACTGGTTAATTACAATGTAGGCTTTACTTAAGCTAGGTGCAATAATATTGCGTGATACACCAGGTGAGCCTGTTGGGATAAGAATGGCTTTTCGTGCTTCGTTTGTCGCGCCAGACCCCGTTGTTGAAAGAGTCCAATTTGCAGAAAGTACAGAAGCCGTAGCAACTCCTGCAACAGAGTCTTCAACAAGTTGAGTTACGCTAGTATTAACTGTATCGCCCCATGTCCCAGCTTCTGTACCTGAGACGGGTTGGGCAAGCCCTAAAAGTGTTGTGTAATTAACTGTCATGTTTTTAACCTAGTGTGTTAATGGGTGTCCAAATTGCGTCTTGTGTTGTAGTAATCGGTGCCCAGTTAGCAGTTTGTGTATCATCTATATCCTCCCATAAAAACCGCGAAGTTAATGAGCTTGTTGCTACTACCGTTTCATTTATATTACTAACGTACGTACCTTGTGCACTAACTACATCTATTGCGCTTACAGATTCAACGACATTTGAAAGATATGTAGCCGCTACAGATACTGAATCCAAAGCAGTTATAGACTCTAATAAAGTAGTAGATATTATTATAGTGTCTGTTTGACTATCAGTTGCTGATACCGACTCGCTAATAGACGGACTTAGTATTATTATCCCTGTTTGGGAGTCAGTTACGGTTACCGTTTCAGTTAAACTTACTAAGGCGTTTAGTAGTGCAGTCTGAGTATCCGTTGCTGTAACAGCTTCCGTAATAGAATCCACATAACCAGAACCACTCCATGCCGATACCCCCCAACCTCCGCTACCCCAACCGCCAGCCACAAGAGTTTCCTACACTGATGCTGTATAAGTTACAAGCAGTGAATCGCCTGAAATAACCGCACGCGAAGTTGCAAAACTCCCTGCTGAGTAAAGAGTTCCAGTAGTACCGCCTTTAGTGTTATTGTTAACTAATAACGCCCCCGCAATAGTAGCTGTAGCGTTAATATTAAATGTAGCTGGCGAACTTGAAATAGAATTAGTAGGAGTAGGTGTACCAAATGTTGCTTGAGGTCTAGTGGCGTTAGAGTAAGCAGTGCTTTCAGTCCATCCTGCATGAGAGCTTATAGTATCTGCATCCGCATAAGTTGGTGAAGTGGCGCCGTTTACAAGCCCTAAATACCATGCAGTTGTCTGAGTACTTGAGGCAAGGTATACATTTAATAAGTTAGCCTTACCTACAGTTACAACAAGATTCTCAATTAAATCTTCCCATTTTAAATTTCCATTAGCATCAAGGCACTTTACTTCATACCGTCCTGTTGCATTTACTGATTCTATATACATATTTAGTACCTAATTAGATGACCGGATGATGGCAGAAGTCGCTGTATTCGCCGGAAAAGTTATTGTAAAAGTTGAATTTGTTACCTTATCACTACCAAAGTCTAATACAGCAACAGAGCGATTAGCTTTAGAGCTATTATATATCAACGCGCCACGTACTGTGAAACTTGCTGAAGTCCACGATATATTATCAAAGCTAATATACGCAACACCACTTGCTGAACTGACTATAGGGTTAACTAAAGACTTACCACCTGCTGTATATCCAGTGCTCGTAATCTCACCTGTAGCAGTGTAAGCAGTGGTATCTTGATTCAGCGTAGCGTTAGCGGTGTACAGAGCAATTTTAAACGTATCCGTAGTGAAATTATGGATAGCCTCGTAAAGCTCTTTTTTAAAGCTAGTTGTTTGGCCTTGTACTATCATCTAACAGGTATCCTTGCTTGACCGTTACGGTACGCATCGCCTCTGTCTTTGCCCGTAGCTAATGTATTGAGTAAGTTCATAGCTTCTTCGTAGCGTTGACGATAAGTTGTCATAATGTCTGCATCGCCTTTAAGGAACGTGTACGCTTCTAATATAGAGCCATACAGCAACGCAGAGTCAAAGTTTTCACCTAGCCATGTATTACCACCAGACTCTTCACTTGTAATAGAAGGCGGGTAGTAGAAGTAGTGAAGCTCTGTTTCATACTGCACATCAGGTGTAGGCCCTAAGATAAACGTCAATTCGTTTATATCATTAGACTGCGGTCCAAAGATAGCATAATACTTAGGTGTTCCATAACTCGTTGGGCTTGGGTAAGCTTCGTGGATGAAGTTAACGTCTTTGTTTAAAAGGTAGGTGTACTCACCGGATGTAGGGTCAATAACCGCAATAGAGTAGGCCGATAAAAAGTCATTCGGGCATTGCAGGTATTTATTGTGTAGAGTAACTACACCCGTGACGTTTTTACGCAAGTCTGGAAGCTGTATTGAATTGTAAATACGCTGCTCCGCCTCTTGAATAAAGAGGTTAACTTGCGCAGTAGAAAACGTGTTCTCTACATAGTCTTGAATTGCTGCTGCCAGTTCTGCGTAAGTCATAGCTTATGCCATCGGTCCGCGTGCGATTTTACCTTTCGTTGCAGCGCCATTACCACGAGTTTTAATACCAGACGTTTTAATGCCTGTCTGTGGATAGCCTGCTACTTTAGGAGTAGGTTCTGTTTTAATTTTGCCTGTCATGGTAGTTCTCTAAGTTGTGATTGTAACAGTGCCAACAGACGCGATGGCAACAAGGTAATTAGGTGTAAGTACTGCATCAAACTGTGAAGCGCCACCAACTGGTGCCCAACCCCATTGAAATACACGACTTCCGTCTGTCGGTACGCCGTTATCCGTTAAGGTCAATTGTAACCCATTTAGACCTGCTTGGTAATAGCTTGTATCGGGTCTGGGATTACGTAAAGCCTGTGGGTCAAAAATTGGATATAGACCAAGTAGTAACTGTGGGTGATCATAATCCCAACAACTCTTACAGACAAGTATGTTAGTTACTTTAGTCTTAACCGTTAATTTCTTAAGGTCTTTTAACTGAAACCTTTGAGAGCACCTATCGCAAAACGCATGACTCCACTTACCTGAAGAGTATTTAACTGACATCTAAGTCCCCTACAAATTCTGGGTATCTACGTGCGTATTCCACTTTCCAAGTATCCCCGTAATTTCTCTTTATATTTGAAATTCGCCCTGCGCGTTTTCTGTTTTCTATTTGCTCAGGTGTACATTTATACCCTTTGTTATAGGCATTACCTTTTCGAGCATTTATAGACTTTTCTCTGTAGCTTGGGTCTGCCCATAATGCTTTAGTACGTTCAGCTTTCTTTTTACGTTCTTCATCAGTAAATGCAATTCTACCATCATTCCGCTTCATTGTATTTTCTGTAGGATTTAATGCCCCTATACAACTAGCTTCATAAAAATTTAAATTTTCTTTAGCACAGATGATTAGTACTTTTATATCAAATGCTGACGCGCCATGCTGATGATACGTCTTGCTAAAATTGTCATATGTGGTTACTTGTTCGTTATTGTGCATACTACTTAGGTGTTGTCCTAGTCTATTTCTAATGTTTGTAGAACTACCTATATACGTTCTATTAGTAACCGTATCTGTAATCATGTATACACCACTAACGCTACCAACTGTAAATGACGCTAATCTATTATCTTTATATTGATTTGCCATAACCCCTCCTATATTTAGAAAGGGATACTTTACCACATCAGTCACATTATTGTCCACATCAATCACATAACTAAACGTGCATAATCCGTGGAACAAACCGATTACTCGCTTTCTCTCTGTCTTCTGAGAGTGCCAAGTCTAACTGTTGCTCATACTCCCCTTTAAGCATTTGAATACGGCTAGGGTCTACGCCAGCAAGCTTCATACTAAGATAAAAAGCTAATCCTGCTACCATCGCATTCAATAAACGGAACGGGATATCTTGTGTGTTTACTGCATTTCCAGCATCTTGCATCCTGCGTAGTCGCCAGTAAACAAAGTAATAATAAGGTGCTTCGGCTGTGCCTTGGTCTGGTGTAGGCCATATATTAATCTGTGGAGCTTTAGTAACTGTAGTTGCACCGTCAGGGTAAGTTGCTCCTGTGCGGCGGTTAATCCATACTTGAATTGGTCTACCCCGTGCATTCTTATTAGGAATTGTAGAGTAAGTCGATTCAGAGATACGAGAAATATTAATATCTACTTGATTTTGCCCTGTGCCTGTACGTACTACATGGTCAAGTAAATCAACAGTGTCTATAGGTAGGTCATAAGCAATTTGACCCGGTATGAGCGAAATGGGTACAGCACACTGTTCAATTGTCCATAAATTAATACCTCTGTTTGCAAACTCTACTAAGAGTAAGTTTAGAGAACGTCTAGCTGTGCGCATATCGTAACCGCTGCGAAGCTCTTGTCCGCAGCGCTCAAACGCCTCTTCTACGAGGTCACCTAAATCAAGGTTAAAGTTTGCTGTACCCGATGTCGTCATTATTTTTTACCTTTTCGTCCAGGGAGTTTTTTAGGATTAACTGCTCCCATACCTCTGCAGGGTCTCATAGGTATTTACCCTTTGTATGACCTTTAGTTGCACAACCATCACCGCGTTTAGAAGCCGATGTACGTGATGTACTACCACCCGATGCAAACTTTCTAGCTGGTACTTTCTTAGCAGGTTTAGGTGGACGTTTAGTCATGCCGCCTTTTTTAAAGTCAGTGTCTTTAAGCTCTGAAGGTTTAGGTAAATCTTTATCACCTGTAAACTCAGGGTCGCTATTATAAATATCACGCATTCGCGCTATCTGGTCTCTAGCTTTTTGACCTTCAGTAAGGCCTTTAGGTTTTGAAACTACGGGTGCAGTCTTTACAATTTCAGTTTTCTTAATTACAGCATCGGGGACATCGTTAGGTCTATTACCGTAATCCATGTCACGAGTATCTACTTTCACTGAAGGTTTGCTTTTTATACCAAGAGCACTAGCAGCCATATCAGACTTGGTATTTTTATACTCATCTTCAGCTTGTTTCTGTTTTAACGAATTACGTTTACTGTACTCAGAGTCTGAACTAGTTTTATAAGGACTAATTAACTTTTGAAGAATACCTTCACCCTTACCTGCATCTGTTTCAGCTGCAGTTTTTCTACGCATCATTTCAGGTAGGTTTTTTAATCGTTTTTGCTCGTTTTCTTTTTGAGTCTCTAGCCAACTAGCCATTTCAATCCCCTAAACAAATTTGCCGCGAGTACGACCACGAGAAGCAATACCATCACCACGAGTAACGCCGCCACCTTTCATACCACAACTTTTTACTTTACCACCGCGTTTCATATCACTGTCTTCAACAGCATCTAGCTTACCTTGAGTGTTCATGTCTTCGGCTGTAGAGGAGTCACTATTATAGAGTTCACGCATACGTTCAATCTGGTCTCTAGCTTTTTGACCTTCTGTTTTAGCACGAGGTACAGATTTTTTAGGCTTACTATCTGATGTTTTAGCTTTAGGCTTAGGTTCGGAATCTGAACTACTACTTTTTATGCCAAGAGCATTAGCAGCCATACCAGACTTAGTGTCTTCATATTCGTCTCTTGACTTCTTTTGTACAGCTGAGTTACGTTTGTTGTACTCAGTGTCTTCGCCTGACTGGTAAGGACTTCTTAGCTTTTGAAGAATACCCTCGCCTTTACCTGCATCTGTTTCTTCAGCAGTCTTTCTACGCATCATTTCAGGGATGTTGCTATGCCCTTTAGATATAGCATCTTTAGCACTTTGAAATAGATTGTCACCTTTTACGCCACCACGACCTACTCTACCGCCTTCAGCCATCATCTTACCTTTAGTATGACCTTTAGTAGCACAGCCGTCTGCACGAGTAACACCACCTTTAGCATAGCAAGAGCCGCCAGATTTCATCTTCTTATCGTCAGAGTTCATCTTTTTCTTGTCTTCCATCTTCTCACCTTTAGCATATTGCTGTGGAGTGAGTTTACCAGATTTAATAGCTTTGCCTTCTTTAAGCTCTTCTTTGTACGTATCTTTACCTTTAAACATCTTTTTTAGATTAGCCACGTTGCCGCCTTCTTTAAATTTTTTGCCTTTGTCGGCTTGATTAAACTCTTTAGCTACACTTACTGGTATACCCGCTTTCTTTGCAAAGCTAGGGTTGTGAGAGGCAGCTGCCATAAATTTTTTCTGTTTGAGTG